GGAAAACTATCACTACCCAACACTTGCATTACTAAGCGCACCTTAGCTTGCAATAGACTTCCAGTTGTCTCAATTGGGCCAGACTTCCAAAGACTTCCACCAACTTCCTTTGATAGTTCACTGATATTTCTCCAAACTCTCTTCTAATGGCTTTCAACATCAAGTTTGCTGAAGAGAATTACTTCAATGCCCTCCCTAGCAACATCACTGACTCGTTCTTGCGGGAGGACTTCAACAACAACCATGCAAGGTTTGAGACACTTTCTCAACACTTTGCTTTTGCGTTGAGTCAGGCGCAAAGAATCTATCTGAATGAATGCGGTATTCAGCTAGCTCCTATTGCTTCTAGGACACACCCGCACCCTGTGTCCAAGACAATTGAAAATCATCTGCTTTTTTCAGTTGTTTCTCATCTTATTCAGAATTTCAAATACATTGCTTTTATGAGCATTAAAAGATCCAAAGCCGAATACCTTTGGCGGAGGATTGACTGTGAGGCAGAAACAATACTGGCTAATCGTATCTTGGATATCAAGGACATGTTTAGATATGATTCTGATTCTGTTATATCTGGTGGCCATAACAATTTCAGCCTGTTTTGTCACAACCTTGCCCGACGTCTCTGTGTCGGAAGACTTAGGCCTGACTGTTATTTTTTTCATGACGAACTACACTATTGGACCAGTTCCAACTTGTGTGAGTTTTTATTTAAATTGCGGCCTAAGTGTGTTCTAGCCACAATTGTAATTCCTCCTGAACTACTGGTTGGATTACAATCTAGCTACAATTCTGTGGCTTACTCCTTTAGAGTTGTTGGTGAAACTCTCTTTTTCTTCCCTGATGGATCCAAAGGCAAACCTTACCAACAACCAGCTGATTGCTGGTTACTTAAATGCAATGGCATTTCCTTTTTTGATCAGGGGGAGATGGTCAATTATTCAATTGGAATAATTGAATCAATTGGTGCAAATCATTTAATCTCAATTCAGCAGAGTAAGGTCTGTGAGTCTGTGAGATTTTTTAAAGACTTTGATTGCCTTGATGTACGAGCTTTAACTCCAATTAATGTAGAGCACAAGGTTCATCATGGGTCTCTTATCCGCTCCTGGGTTTTCAGAAAAATTCTATCTTATATTGTCTGCCTCAAGAAAGGGGATACTGAGTCCTCTTTAGCTAAATTAAGACAGCTTTGTGACTCCAACCCAATCCCTGAGGAGCTTCTGCTAATAGGCGACTTCTTTGATCTATTAACAAGAGTTAAAATTTTTAATAAAAGAAGTCCCTGGAGTGTGCTGAGTGAGGTCAAAAATTATGTTGACTCATGGGTTATCAAGTCACCCTTCCTTCGAAGGATTTTCCCTGTTGGTTCTAGAGCCATCACTGAAATGATCAGAGAATGGATCTCTCTAGCTGCCCCTCTTGAAATCACAGTAGATTGTGAAACCCTCTTCTTTGATGACTCTTTCATTGTACAATCTACCGGATCCTCTTTTTTCACCCCTTTATTAAAGTCAGTGGCTCCGATAAGTTCCACCATTGATAAAGCTTTTTCTTTGGCTGAAAAGGTGCTCTCCTTCTCTTGGCTGAATGATAGGAAAACCAGCTTTTATTCCTTTAAGCAACATCTTGGAATGTTGATACATACAGACAAACTCTCATCTGAGACAATTGAGGACTGTTTCCTTCACTTGATTCATCACTCTAGGGCTTGCCATACTGATCAGGTCATAAACTCTTTTGAACCAGTATGGGATTATATACTTGGAGTTTACATCCCAAATCATCTTCAGCGAAGAATCTCTTACTCAGCTGAGAATGGAGATATGTCCTCTATTGAAGTCAAGGTGCCTGAGCCAACCCTTTCCGAATCTAAAGCAATTGTCACCACCACTAAATGTGACGAGGAAACCTCTGAATTAAAAGCCGTGACTAATGAGCCACATTCTTCAAATGATATAGAGGTAATTCCTTTCAAATCAAGACAAAATGCTTGTTTTTTTATAGCAGTTGGTGAAACAATGAAGATTGATCCTGAAATCCTCCTAAATCGAGTGATGTACTCAGACTCACCAAGTCTTGATGGAGCCAGAAAGCAGATTTTACTTGATAATCCTCTTGGCTCTAAAGTTCTAGACAACTGCGCCATTTTCCTTGGCTTGAGAATCCACATTTACTATGCTGATTCAATTATCAAATTAAACGATTGTCCAGACATGCATCCAATTGACATTGGAGGCAGACCTGGTCATCTTTTCAGTTTGGTAAAGTCTGGCTCTAAAGAGGTCATTTCCTCTATTGGATCTCACTCTGCAGGCCCTCAAGCCATTATTGGGAAAGTGTATTCAAAAGTGTATGGATTAGGCTCAGACGCCTTTTCTAGCTTGAGTTGCTTGAACTTGCAGAAGATACTCACTCTCATTGAGTCTTTTGAGTCTATGAATTTTGGTTTAAGGGTTGATCGGAAAAGCATCAAGGATGGAAAGTTATTATCTGCTGAAATGCTGAAGCACATCAAAAATCTTAGAAGTAAGGGAGTGGACAAAGTGCACTTTCAAAGTATACCAGTGTACCCATTTATTGGATTTGCTGGTTCCGGTAAGTCACATGCCTTGACAGAAGAATTGATCAATGGAGATCTAAAACAGGAATTCATATTCACTGCCCCCCGCAGAAAAATCATTGATCAAATACATGATAGAATTAACTCTAGACAATATGAGGAAAAGTTGAAGGTTAGCAAGAGAAATTCTTTTTCAACTTTTGAGAATACTCTGTTGAAGCCAGTCAATAAAACATTTGTCATTGTAGATGAGTGTTCATTAAATCCACCTGGATTTATTGAACTTCTCATACTTAAATCTATTGACGGGGCTATTAAAGTTAAGGCGGACATTCCAAAAATTCTCTCCCATCAAGCCCTATCTGGTGAAGTCTCATCCAGTGTCAAGAGCCCAATTGCCTGCATTGCAGTAACTGGTGACATTCTTCAATCAGGCTTTTATTCCGAGAGTTGTAGCAAATTGATGAAATTTGGTAATGACCTCAAGGAGATTTGCAAGACAAGCTTCATGCAACTACCATATTTATTTGGATCTAGAAGGTTTGGCCAATCAGATAATTGCATCACCCTTGGTTTTTATGGAGAACATACCACAAAGGTGAACAAAATGGATGACATGGAGGCTTTAAAGAGAGCTATGGGCGACAAAAAAGACAGATTTGGTGTGATTGTGACGTCCAGAGCTGATAAGTCCAATTTTGAACTTGATTTTCCTGATGTCATGACCATTAATGAATCTCAGGGGAGTACATTTGATGGAGTTGTTTTAATTGTTTCTAGAGATTTTTTCTCTAACCCAATTGAAGCTGTAATTGTGGCTTGCACAAGACATAGAAAACATTTAGTCATATTCTTTCCGAAGAGTATACAGGCAGAATTGGATTATTTATGCAAAAGATATCCAATTCACTCAAATGTAATTATGAAGAACTTTGATGTGCTTGATGCTTCAATTTCTGAGAGATTAAGTTCATTCAATTTAGTCACTGAACTACCATTTGGGCATAATTTTGAAATTAAATTAGAAGGTGACCCTTTTCTCAAAAGTGAGCTAAGTTTAGTACAACCAATTCAAGTTGAGTCAGTGATTGAGGAACAAGTCATAATGAAGGAAAATCTCAAAACCCACATGCCTATTGCCTTTGATGGTGCATGGGATCTGCAGATATCAGAAATGAGATCAAGAGAATCAAGGGAATTCAGAAAGGAAAGAGTCGGTTGGAGCCACCAATTTAAGGATGAGCCAAATAGTAAAGATATTGCTAAATTGAATTCTGCCATGCTCCCAGAGGCAGTGTTTCCAAGGCATTTCGCCAATGACGACTTAACCTTTTGGAGTGCTGTCAAAAAGAGGCTGATTTTTAAAGATCCATTGAGGAATGCACATGATTTTGAAAAATCAAAAGTAATTGGAAAGGATCTGCTTAAGGTTTTCCTTAAACATGTGCCCATTAAGCCTGAGTTTAATAAGAAGATGTACGAGGATTCAGTGGAGGAATTTGAGGACAAGAAAATAAGTAAAAATGCTTCAATGATTGGCGCCCACCATGGTAGATCCACTACTGATTGGCCAATAAATGAGATTTTCTTGTTCATCAAGTCACAATTGTGCACTAAAAGTGAAAAAATGTTTTGTGACGCCAAAGCTGGGCAGACTCTTGCTTGTTTTTCCCATTTGATTCTTTGCAAGTTTGCTCCATTAAATAGATATATTGAAAAGAAGGTGTCTGAGGTTCTGCCACAGAATTTTTATATCCATCAAAAGAAAAACTTCGAAGAGCTTGAGGCTTGGGTGATGAATTACAAATTTGATGGGTATTGTACTGAATCAGATTATGAAGCCTATGATGCCTCACAGGATGCTTACACTTTATCTTTTGAATATGAATTAATGAGGTATTTAGGTGTTTCTAACTCCCTCATTGATGATTATCTTTTTTTAAAGATGCATTTGTGTTGCAAGCTAGGCAATTTGGCCATCATGCGGTTCACTGGTGAATTTTGCACGTTTCTGTTCAACACCTTGACTAATATGCTTTTCACTTTTCTGAAGTATGATGTTCGTAAAAGTCATGCAATTTGCTTTGCAGGGGATGACATGTGTGCTAACACTAGACTACCTGACAATCCAAATTTCAAGGCCATGCTCAAGAACTTCTCACTTAAAGCCAAGGTACAGTTCACCAAAAATCCTACATTCTGTGGTTGGAATCTCTCAAAGTATGGGATTGTAAAGAAGCCTGAATTGATCGCTGCTAGGTTAGCAGTGGCTCAACAAAAACAGGAGGTTCACTTAGTTATTGACTCATACTATTTAGAGCACTCCTTTGCTTACACGAAGGGTGATCTTCTTTTCGAGATACTGAGTGAATCTGAGCTTGAACATCATTATAACTTAACAAGATTCTTTGTTAAGCACAGTAATCAATTGAAGGGCTTAGCTAAAGAAAGATACTTGGAGGCCAGGTCAATTGAGGGTGGATTATTTGGTGAATGCTCTTTTGGATCAGTCAAACTTGCCAAGATACTTATATCTGAATCTGTCATAACAGTTGGAAAATGCTTCATCAAGGGAGTAAAGAAAGCAATCACTGAACTTGCAATTCATGAAGCTGATAACTTACTGAATGACTTAAATGCCAAGATGATGGAAAAGGAAAATGCCTTCTTCTCCAATCAAAGAGGTTTTAAAGGGAGTGAAATGATGCAATGGGATGACAAGTTGAATAAAGGTTTTAAGATTCAAGAGTTTGAAAAAAGTTTGCATCATCAATACAGAAAGTTCTTTTTAAACAGCACAGTTGGTATTAAAACACCAAGAACTGAGGGAATACGTGCTATTTTAGGTCAAGACACTGAAAGGGGTTTGAAACTTTCAGGAATTAAAGATATTAAAATTTCAAGATGTCCATTGTTCCAATCCGGAAATTTCTCAGCCAAGCAAACAAGCCAGATGGTGACAGAATCTTCATTGATTCAGTGCATGCTAAAGACATCTACAGTGATGCGAATGCCTTCAACAAAAGAACCCTCGCTGCTGTCAAGCGATTCCAATCCTCTATTGCAGTGCCGGCTAGTTGTACAGGGGAGCCAAATACTGTCCAATTTAATCTCTTTGATGAGGTTGAAGTTGAAGAAATACGAAAGATGGCCAGCAAGTATGCTTTGCTCCACATCGGAGCTGTGCTCATATCTGTCACTTGCCTTTTCAAACTTAAACAACCAATGCAGGGAAGGATTATACATTATGATCCAAGATTTTTGGACAAGCATGAGGCCTGCCAAACTGGATTCAGCTTTAGCCTTCAGTCAGGATCTGCTTTCTTTTTGTACAGGCCAAATTATCCAATCTCTACCACTGATCCAAACCTCATGCGGGCTGCTAGAATCAAGTTTGAGTTTGATCAAGTCAAAGTTGCTGACAACTCACATCTCTTCCTTATTGACATCGGTGTCATGTATCAACTTAGCAATCAATCAACAATGGAGCCGACTTCAAGTGCTGAAGCAGGTGCTCAGTTTCAGGCGATTTTTGGGTCAACAAATCTTCCCAACCCTGAGTCTTATCTGGAGGATGAGGATATCACTGCCCCACCATCTATTGCACTCATTGACTTTGGCCTGGATCAAAGCTTCAAAAAAGGTGGTGTCTTTAAGGGTCCACCAAGATCAACCAGAGCCAGAAGATATCATGCCAAATCCCGAAGACAAGGGTCAGAATTCATTAACAGAACCCCAACGATGTCAAGAGAAGGATCAAGTTCAAGCAGATTGGATAGCTTGGTTAGGTCAAGTTCTTACAGGGGTGAAAATTTTCAGAAAACAGATTGTCCAAGATACTCTGTGCACGAAAATTTTAAAAACCACATCTGGCCCACAGCAAAAACTCAAGAAGTCCATAATGAGTATTGTGGAGCAGCTCCAGAATCAAATAAAGAGAGAACTTGGAGACTACATATGGGAGCAAATAATCGACAGACCCAACAACCTGATGATGACAGCAGTTGCTGCAGTTCCAGCGACCGAGGGAGTGGTGGCAAGAGCGGCAGTAGATCCTTCAGAGCAACAATTAGTAACAAAATCGAGAATACTGAGCCATTACCTGTCTTACCTTTTTGGCAATTTAGCAATTCTGGGAACAAGCGAGATGACGGAGTATCCAACTGTGAGGCTGGAGATCCCCAGGCCAACAATCGAGGGTCAAGCGGAGATAACTCAATACCTGCCTACATCCATATCCCTGCTGGAATTTGTTCAGATTGTAAAGGCATGGGGTGCGGTGGGTGCAGGCACTAGATTCAGGAACTACAAGTTAAGAGCCCTGTGCGAACCATTTGCTAGACAAGCTTATGCCTTCTTTAGAGATAACAAAACACTTGCCAGCAACATATATTTAAAGAACCCAGGATCCTATTTTGACTGTCCTGCAGTGGTATTTGACTTTAACAAAGGCCTACCACTAGATATTATAAGACAAGGGAAAAATGCGCTCGCCATCTCTGCCTGTAACCAGAGGCTCTTGAATAGGGAAGGGAAAAAGGCGGTCTTTGCAGCTCAAGGTGAAGTTAACTTGAGTTTTGATAGCTGAAGTTTTGCTATCACTTCACACTGCCCAAAAATTGGAGGCAGTATAAAGATATCAGGATACTTTGTAAATCTCTCACTCAAATGCTAAGGTGGATACCGTTGTGGCTAGATTCATGGGACCCAACAGAAAAACAGCACTCTTTAGGAGGTAACGCTGCGGTCGACAATCAAACCATGACTGAAACTGATCCAATGAGTGTGAGTGCAAGTAGATTTCAATCTTATGTATACTTAAGGTTAGGTTTGTGAAGGTACATGCTATTTGTTTAGTGTGGAACGTCGCACAAGCTGGTTGTTTACTCTTTTCTTCAAAAGAGCACCATTGGAGGGTGTGTACTCTAGGACCACAGAAGGGTCTGTACTTCTGCCCACTTTAAGTTAGTGGATTCTCATCATTTGTTTCAAAGTTTCTTTGGATGAGTCTTAATTAGAAACTTTCCGCTTTAAACGTGCTATCTAACCGCACATTGCTTTAGGACTTTATTTCCTTTTTCCTT